GCGCCGGACGACCCACTCGAAGGCCCTCACCAATCCCGGCCACGGCCTCCCGCTCGACGCATCCGCCGTCTCCGAGGTCCGGGCCAGCACCTCGCGGATCGCCGCGACCGAGTCCAGCGGCCCGGTCGCCGCCGCGCGCAGTTCGTCGGCCACTCCGCGCAACGCGTCCTGCGTGGCACGCGCTTCGTCGGCATAGGCCCCAAGCCCGAGATCGGGAATGCGGTAGTCCCGCTCGAATCCTCGCGTGAACGCCTCGGCCGCCCGGCCGCCGGCATCGCGTGCCGCGCCCGCGAACCGGGCCTCAAAACCGCCAAGGCTGACATTGTCCAGCGCCCCGATGCGCAGCCCGCCATCGCCCACGGCCCATGCGGGCAATGCGGCGAGCACGGTGTTGATCCCTGCGATGAAGCGGTTCACGCGTCCGATCACCGCGTTCAGCATCCGCTCCACGCCGCGCACCATGGCATTGGCCGCACCGGTCACGATCTCGCCCAGCACTGCCGGCAGATCGGACCAGATCGTGCGGATCGCCGCGAACGCGCCGCGCCATGTGTTGATGATCAGCGACGCCCCGCGCGCGACCGCGTCAAGGCTGGCCTGCACGCCGTCCGCCAGGCTAGCCCGGATCCCGGCCCATGCTGCCGCCACCGTCGCCCCCGAGCGCCCGTGCGCCCGTGCCCATCCGGTCCCAGACCTCTGCGGCCACGCCGCGCAGCAGATCGAGCGCGTCGGAGAAACTCCCGGCAGCAGCGACCAGTCGGCCAAAGCGCAGGATCAGCTCCTGCGCGCCGATCACCAGCGCCACAAACGGCAGCCGTATGAGCGCCCCGCGCAACAGCGCGAGCGCCGTGGCCAGACCGCGCACGCTGACAGCTGCAACCGCCATTCCCGCCACGAAGCGCCCGGCCACCAGCCCCGCAACCGCCGCGAGTGTGGCCGCCAGCCGGTCGAGGTTGCCCAGCACAAGCTCGATGGCACGACCCACCGGCCCGCTGCGCTCCGCGAGCGCGGCCATCGCGTCGGCCACCGCCTCCAGCGCCGGGGCCGCGGCGACCGCCAGCTGGTTGGCCAGCCCGCGCCAGATCAGCCCCAGCCGTGAGATCGCATCATTGGTCCGCTCAATCTGGGCCGCATCCTGCGCGGAGACCACGACGCCGAAGGCGCGCACATCTTTCGTCGCCTGGCGCAGCGTGGCGCTGTCGATCCGGCCCATGGCGATGGAGCCTTCCTCGCCGAAGAGCTGGCCCGCCACCGCGGCGCGCTCGGCCGCCGGCACGAACTCCTCGATGGCGGCGTTGATCGCCCCAACACGCTCGTCCAGCGGCAGGGCGATCAGCTCGGTGGCCGACAGACCCAGCCGGTCCAGCGCGTCGGCGGCGGGGCCGGTCCCGGAAGCGGCCTGGCTGAGACGGCGTGTCAGATCCTTGGTGGCCTGCTCGATGCCCGACATCGACACGCCCGCCAGCTCGCCCGCGCGCTCCAGCGTCTGGATCGAGGCGACGGTGGTGCCCAGCGATTGCGCCAGCTTGGCCTGGCTGTCGACGACCTGCAGCCCGCTGCGGATCATCGCCGTGGCTGCAGCCCCCACGGCCGCAGCACCTGCCGCCGCCGCGATCCGCAGCCGGCGAAAGAACCGGTCGGCGCGCGCATTCGCGGCTTCCATCTCCGAGCCGAGACGCTGAAAGGCGGTGGCGCCGTCGGCCCCGATCCCCTTGAGTTCCGCGCGCACCTGCCGGCCACCCTCGGCCGCCAGCCGCACCGTGACCTGTTTTGATGCGCTGGTCATTGGGACTCCGATCCCTGTTTCTCTGCTTTTATGGCGTGTCGTTTTACTGTGGGCGCTGCGCCCGGATCTGCGCGTTGACCGCGCGCACCATCGCCGCCTCGATCACCGGCAGAAGCTCGACCGCGGCGCGTGGGTCGAGCCCCGGCAGCTGTGGCCATGGCCAGCACCGCGCCCATGTCCCAGCCGAGCACCGCGCCGTCCGAGACGCGCAGCTGGCCGGTGGCCCGGCAGGCGACATCCCAGGCCAGCGCGCCCTCGCGCGTCAGCGGCGCGTTTTGCCGCGCCGGGCAGGCTTCGCAGATTTGCGGGCAGTTGTTGCAGTATTGCGCGCCCCCGCCGAAGTGCCACTCGGCGAGGGCGCTGAGGCGTTTTTTTCCTGCTCCAGATGCAGGCCCGGGGCGACGTAGCGCAGCTGGAACGCCTCGAAGATCGGCACGATCTCCAGCAGCGCGTCGAGCCCTTCGGGGGTGAGTTCGGCCGGCGCGTCGTCGGCATCGTGCACGCCGGTCCAGTCATCGACGGCGACCCGCGCCAGTGCCTTCGCGAGCGCGATGCCGCGCCGGTTCGCGCTGGCCTCCTCGGGCAGATCCGCGAGGATCGGCTCCTCGCGGGCCCGGTTCATCAGCGAGGTGGTGATCGGGGCCACGCGCAGCTGCACGCCGTGGCCGAGATCGAGCCAGTCAGGGGACGCGTTCAGGTCGAGGCGGATCATCAGGGGGCTCCATGGGTTGGGACATCGTTCAGAAGCGCGACCTCGAGCATCACGCCGGTCGCATCTGCCGCCGCGCGCCAGTCGAAACTCGCCTCGACCCCGGCCGGGCCGGTGATCGAATATTTGGGCTTGGGCAGGTAGACCCGCGGCAGCGTGAAGGTCAGCGCATAGCCCTCGGCCATCGCGAAGCCGTAGACCAGCGCGACCGGATCGCCGCTGGCGGCCTCGGCCATCAGCGTCTGGCCATCGAAGCGCACGGTCAGCGATCCCTCGCAGGTGGCAAGCGTTGGATCCGCGCCATCGATGCGGCCATCCTCGCGGATCGACCGCACCCGCTCGATGCCGTTGGAGAAGGTCAGCGATCCGGCCGTGACCCCCGCCAGCGGTGATCCTGCCCGCGCGATGCGCCCGCGCCCCTGGCTGAAGCGGCGCAGCGCAAAGGCGGCAGGGTTTGCGTCCAGCGTCGCACTCGCGGTCTCTTCGCCCTGCGCCACGACCGAGACGGTGGCGTTGGCCGGCCCTTCCTGGCCCATCTGGAATGACAGCTCCTCCAGCACCGCGCCCGCATGGCGAAAGAAGACCGGGGTGGTGAGCTTCGGGTGCCCGATCTCGATCAGGAAGGACGGGATGCTGTCGGCCCCGCTGCGCCAGACATGGCGATAGCCGCCGCCGGTGAGCGTGGGGCGGAACGCTTTGCAGTTGAGGCGTCCAGCGTAAAGGCGTTGCCGTCCGGGCCGGTGGTGTCATGGGTGATCACCAGCGCCGTGTCGTCCTCGACCGTGTAGCTCGCGACCGCGATGGCGGGATCGGTGGCGGCGTTGAGGTCGGAGGCCAGCGCCGCAAGCGTATCGGCCAGCGTCGCGCCGATCTCGGTCTCGTCGCCGGCCGCAACGACGGCAACAAGGGTCCATGTCACCCCGTTCAGCGTGAGCGTGTCGCCCGCCGCGGGGGTCTCCGAGAAGGTGATCCGCCCGGTCGCCGCCTGCGGCGTGGTCTCCGGATCGCCGAACAGCGCCGTCATCCACCAGCCGGTGCCCTGCAGATCGAACGGGATCTCCAGCTGGCCCTCATCGGTGACCAGCCCGCGATACGGGTCCTGCGCATTGCGCCCGCGGCCCAGAAGCGGGTCGTCGCCGAGCGGGATGCTCGCCGACAGATCCGCCGTCTTGAAATCGAGCGCCCGCACCGGGCCCGTGGTGGCCCCACCATATTGTGTCTCCCGCACCGCCCTGAGTGTGGCATCGGCGCCATAGGCGCGTTGCTTGCCCATGCTGATCCTCCCTGTGATGTGCAGATGTGATGTCTCGAGATGGCCGCGCCTGTCCGGCGCGCTCACCCGCTCAGCGGGTCGCTGACCTGGTATTCCAGCGTGACCGCCAGCGCGGCCGCCAGAAACGGCGCGCCGCCTTCCACCGGCACCGGCTGCAGCTCCGGCGCCGAGGGTGTCATCAGCTCGACCCGCCCGCCGAGGCTGTCGTCATGCGCCAGTGCGGCCCCGATGCGGGCAAGCAGCGCGTCGAGCGCTGCCTCCGCCGCGCCCGGCGGCATGAACGCCTCGATCTCCACGCGGTGCCGGTAATAGGCCCGCCACGGGCCCAGCGTCACGTCGGGTTCCCCCGGGTTGCCATCGCGCACGATCACCAGCCCGCCTGTCAGCACGCGTTCGGGCAAAACCGCATTGCGCCGGACCTCGGTCCCCGCGTGCGCGGCGAGCTGCGCCGTCAGCGCAGCAAGGATCGTCTCGCGGGTCGAGGGCATGGGAAGGCTCCGGTGGGTGGGCGGATAAGGACTGCGGGCGCGGTTGCGAATGATGAAGTGTCACGCGCCGGTCCCGAACCGAGGTGCGTCGTTGCCGGCGGTCAGCATGGTGAACACGGCGTCAACGTCGGTTCACCAAATTCGCCGTCAAGCAGGATCAGCAGACAGTCAGTTGGCATGCGCTTAGGCAGAGCCTTGCCTCTCAGGGGGGAGCAGGCCGCTTTACGAGACGCGTGTGCAGCGCGACGAGGATAGCTTCGTAGGGCATGAGCACGAACTCTCTCACTGAAAAATGGCGTGCATTCCCAGAAGAAGTTGACTTCCCACTTTATGAATTTCGGAATACTTAGCGGTGTTGCCAAAAGTTTGATTGGATCATCTTCAAACTGACATGCAGGGTATAAAGCAACCAACTTTCTGGGAGTGGAAATGGGATTAAAGCGAATGTGAACTTTGTGGCCTGTCGTATGTCGAAGGAGACCCGCAGGAGAAACAAAAGGCATAATGAGGAAAAGGCAACAAACGGGTTTTATTGAAGCTCTACAAGCCGGAGCCTTCATCAAAACTAAGGGCAGAATATGAAAGCAATCATGAAATAATATGGTCGATCTAAGTCTCCG